CACCAGGCACAGCCGGGTCATGACTCTGGACAGTAGTCCTCGTGTCAGCATACCCCTGAATGATCGCATGGCTTCCATCAGTCACCAATGAGACATTACCAGCAGCACTGTCATCACCAAGCATGTGACAGGCATTACGAGTGCTCACGCCAGGCGCAGCTGTCGGTGAGACATACAAAGAATAATCCCACTCTGCTCCAATGATGGAAAAACCCGCCTGAGCTCCATCAATAGGAAGCAAGTTGGTAGACCATGGATTACCACTAGAAGTGTAATGCTGCGCATCAAAGAATACCTTAAAATCAGTCCAAGTTCCAAGGTCGACATCAGTCTGACGATTCATCTTATTCCACAAATGGAAGGCATCCTTGTGGGCATTCTCGGCAGTCCAAGTATTCCCGATAACATCGATGTCCAGAGTGGACACCTTCCCAGCCGACCAAGAAACACTCGGCACAAACTGGAACCCACCGACGTAATACGTCTTATTCTGCGAATACAACCTACGGTTGACCTGACTCAAACATTGAGCCAGATCAATATAACCGACAACCAAATTGTTTGGCAGATTGAACCACAACTGCCTATGGGCGTTCTGCATGCACAAGGCAGTGCAGAATACACACTATAGTCATTCTTCCTCTTCCTCGAACACAACACATATTCGAGATGGGCAACAACCATTGATGCACCATACAACCATCACGCACACCTCATATCATACAGAGCATGTATTCTTGGGTAGTGCTGAAAATAAACTTTAGGATGCTCCTTCGCGATCTGCTCCGGAGTCATTCCCTCTTCGACAATCGCAGCTACTGCGATAGACGAGAGGGTTTTGGATGACTTCCCCCCCGACAGACGAGCAGCCTCTTCTGCGTCGGGAAGCCATTCCCCATAACTACCTAACTCGGCCACCCTGGTCTCCTCCTTCAGAGAATAGACCATGGCCTGAGTCCGTGTGCCTTTCCTAATCTCCACATGACTAGGAATTGCCTTGATTACTTCACTCATGCGCAACGAACCGTGCCATTCGCTGTAACATTGGGCATGATAGCGATCTGTATCTGGACAGATCTCGAACTGACCGCTGAACCAGCGGCATCGAGTGTCATCTTCAAGACCCTCGAACAACACTCTTACCAGCGCGGCGAAAGTGTCGTCAGTCATCTCGTCATCGCCGAGATGTCCCTTATGCACAGTGTGCACCCAATGCCGTCTTTGTCCAGCCATGAACAAAACCGGACACTACTAGGTAGTTAAACATTAGGTGGGTTAACAGGTGTTTCACCGCGTTCTGTCAAGCGATTGTGAACCCCCATAATGGGTTGGGTAATAATACGCCAACCCATTAACACCCACGCTACGACCTTCGGTCTCCGACAGGAGGACAGGGGTGTGGTCCGTTGGTGGAGTACACCAGGGTGGACCAGTCCCTGGATCACGAGAACGCCGATGAGACCACGTCGTAGTATTCGTGAACCCCTACTTGACCTGTATAGAGATCCATAGCATCTCTGGCTCCTTCCTCGCCCCATACAATGTAACTGATGCCCGTGCCGACAGCGGCACCAAGGACATAACCAGCTACAACAGCGCCGCCAAACTTGCCGACTGTAACAGCACCTCTCACGAGAGCAGAACTCTCGTACGCGATCAAGCCTACACGAGGACCCAAACGACTGAGATACGTAGCCGTCTCAGAACCGACCGCCCAAAGAATTCGAGCAGTAGGGACTGGAGCATGCCGAGCAGCATACGCCAGAACAAGTGACTCAGCAGGATGAGTCAGTGCCCAAGCAGCACCAGATTTCACCCACCACGGAATATGTGGATTGGGATGAACCATCAACGACGCCTCCGACCACTAGCGGAGACCAATTTGCGACCTTTCTTCTTACCATTCGGGTAAATATAGCGCACTTTCTTGCGCCCTTTCGTGAACACCTTACCCTTCTTCCAACTCTTCCTCGAGGAATACCCCCGCGGGGCTTTCCAGCGGCGCGCCATCAGGAACACCCCGCAAACGCCAATGCCTCAGCCACGGCACCAGCCTGCCAGAGCACAAACACGATTACAGCCGTAATCAACTGGTTATCTTTCACCAGTTGTATGATCTGCGCCCCCTTAGCCAGGGGAACAACGGGAATACTCGAACCCGTTTCACTCACGACAATCCCACCGCAGCCACTCCCTTGTAATTACCGGGGAGTAGAGTCACGCACAAGAGACCTGACTCACCAGAGTCCTCTCCCGCAAAGCCAACTTTGAGGAGACCGGCAAGAGCCTCACCACCCGGACCAATACAAGTATCACCAGTAGAGGTGACACGGATCCGGGTCATCATCTGGCCACCAGCGCCAGATTCACTACCACCGACATAAATCGGATTATCCCCACCTTGGGAATCAAGTGCTCGAGCATAAGGAGGCTCATCGCTATCCTTCTCCTGGACATTAACCAGGTCCTGGTAAGTATCACCATCATCAAAGAGATTAGTCATCCACGAGGTAGAGGCATCACCAGGCACAGCCGGGTCATGACTCTGGACAGTAGTCCTCGTGTCAGCATACCCCTGAATGATCGCATGGCTTCCATCAGTCACCAATGAGACATTACCAGCAGCACTGTCATCACCAAGCATGTGACAGGCATTACGAGTGC